GATTCAAAAAATCCAATTGTTGAAATTGAAAAAGAAATAAAAGAAAATATTGAAGAAAATATTGAAGAAGATGTAAATGATTTAAAAGAAGAGGCGGAATCTACTGATAATACAGAAGAAGAGCCAGAAGAAGAAGTAAAAGAGAATATTGAAACCAAGGGCGTTGACCTAAAAAAAACTCTTAGCGGACAACCGCGAGAATTTAGGGAAGCCGTTGAATTAATTAAAGACCCCGAAGCACAAGCCAAGGTTATAGAAGCAGGCAAAATTTTGCGTGCTAGGGAAGACCAAGTGAGACTTGAGTTAGGAAACACAAAAAAGGAGATGGCTAATTTTAAAGCTTTTGACGAATCTTTAAAAAAGAATCCAATCCAAGCACTAAAAGATTTAGCTAAATACGCTAAAATTGACATTAACAGCTTGATAGAACCTGTTGAGGATGAGTACGATTATCGCACCCCTGAAGAGATTGCTAGAGACAACCATTACAAGAACATTGAGTCTAGGCTCGCACAGATAGAAAGACAGAAACAAGACGAAACAGCAGATATAAATGCAAGAGAAATTGAGCAATTTAAATCTGCTAAAAATAGTGATGGTGAAATTAAATTCCCTCATTTTGAGAAAGTTAGGAACAGTATGGCTACTTTTTTTATTGAAGAAAGCCCGTTATTTAATCCTGATTTAACTCTGGAGCAAGCTTATAATAAGGCAGTGATGCTTGATGATGAGCTTGTTGAATTGAGAGATGCTGAAATCACTAGAAAGGCAACAGAAAAGCGTAAAGAGGAATTAGAAAAAGCCAAGAGGCTTAAAAAATTCTCAGGTAGAACTTCAAGTGTGAATGTTGCGCCCGCTAATCCAAGAGCCGCACTAAAAGATATTGTTTCTAAACATTTTGCTGGCGCGTTATAGATTTTTACAAATTTTTAACAACCTTAAAAAATACAAAAAATGCCGAATCCAAATTCAACTGTTGGGCAATTATTGACTACTACTTTGGACAACTACGCTCCTAGTATTATCGATAACATCACCAACAACCACCCTTTGCTTGAAAAATTGAAAGCAAAAGGAAATATCGTTAAAAAATCAGGCGGTGTTACTTTCCAAGAAAAAATTAGTTACGCAACAAACGGAACTGTTCAATATCAAGGCGAGTATGACACTTATAATACAACTCCTCAAGATGTAATCTCGACCGCAACTTTCGCACAAAAAATCTTAACTGGTACTGTCACCATGACTGATTTAGAGTATGCGCAAAATGCTGGTCCTGAGCAAATTGTTGATTTGTTAGCTGAAAAAATGAAAGTTCTTGAAGCTTCATTATCTAACCAAATCGGAAGTTCAATTTATGCTGATGGAACTGGTTCTGGTGGTAAAGAAGTCGGTGGTTTGAAACTTTTAGTTTCTGACGCTCCAACTACTGGAACTGTAGGACAAATTAACCGCGCAAATTATTCTTTCTGGCAAAATAAATTATATGATTTCTCAGTTGAATCAGTAACGCCTTCTGCCACTACTATTCTTGCCGCTTTTAACCAATTATATCTAAGATGTCAAGCTCAAATGGGTAAACTTCCTGATATGATTGCCGCCGATAGCGTATATTTTAGTTATTTTGAAACCGCAACTCAAACTATTCAAAGAATTTCTTCTGATAAAATTGGCGCGATGGGTTTTGACAATTTAAAATATAAGTCAAGCGATGTATTCTTTGATCCAGAATGCCCTGCTGAACACGCATATTTTATAAATACAAATAACATTTTTCTGAAATATTTAGGGGAATCATTGTTTACAAAAGGAGAGGCAACTCGCCCGTATAATCAAGCAGCTTATGTCGTTCCTATGACTTTCTTCGGAAACATGACTATTGATAATGCAAGAGTTCACGGCGTAATGCACGCTTAATTAATAACAATTTATAAATAAAAAATATGTCTACTTTTTCTCCTGTCGATGGTAAAGTGATTCCACAAGCCATTGCCGATACTTCAACAGTTCAACTCTTGCCATTAGGTACTAGAGTTAAAGCTGTTGATATTGCCTCTACTGCTTACGGTGAAGGCGAATTTATCTATTTAAAAGGCGTTGCATCTACTGTTGTAGGTTCATGCGTTCTTATTAATCCAGATGATTTTTCAACTTCTTTATTAGCCGCTAATGATATTGGTGATGTTGGTTTTTCAATGTCAATAAATGTTGCTTCTAATTACGGTTGGTATCAAATCTATGGTAAAGCTGTAGGTAAAGTTTTGGCCGCTTTTGCTGACAACGCAAATTGTTACGGAACTGCTACTGCTGGATCTATTGATGATGCGATTGTTGCTGGCGATAGAATCAAGAAGTGCAAAGGTGCTTCTGCAATCGATACGCCTTCAACTGGTTTGGCTGAGCTTGAAATAGCTTATCCATTCGTTGATGATGGTTTAGCTGCTTAATTGTAGTTAAATTATTTTGAGGGGTTTAAAAAACCCCTCTTAATATTAATTTAAAATAAAAAAAATGACAAATTTAGTTCTTAATGTTGAGCCAAACCAATTAGTATCTGATCAAGGTTTAATGATCGCTTTTTTTGATAAACAAAATGAAACCACTAAAAATTATGACCTTTGGGTTCATATCACAATTCCGAACGACCCGGGAACAATAATTATCAGAAAAGCCACTGAAAAAAATATTTATGTTGAAGGCGAAAAAACTTTAGTCCACGAAAAAGATTTATATAAAACTGCTTTTAATAAATATCTTAATTTGAAAAAAAATGGTAAACCAAATCTTCAAACTGAATTAGATAAATTAAGAGCAGAAAATGAAGCATTAAAAGCTTCAGCGCTTTCTGTTGCTGATTTAGAAAATGCAGAAGAAGATAAAAGAACCGCTTCTGAAATTAAAGCCGAACTTGATATTTTAGGCATCGAATATAAAGGAAATGCTTCAAAAGAAGTTTTATTAACCCTACTAAAAAAATAGATGAGCCTTTTAACAATCGCACAATCAATTTTAAAAGAAACCAAGTCTGGAAGCGTTCCAACTTCCATTATTGGCAATACTGAGGATGTTGCAAAACAAATCTTAGAAGTGATGACAGTATCGATTACTGAATTATCGCGCGCTTTTGATTGGCAGGAGCTTCAAAAAGAAAAGACATTTAACACTGTTGCTTCACAAGATGGCTATGATTTGCCAAGTGATTTTGACAGGCTTATTAATAATACTTTTTGGAACACTACCACGCAACACGCAGTAATGCCAGTAACTCCTGAAGAATGGAGAATCCTAAAAAACCAAAATATTACTGGCGGAACTGGTTATGGTTATTCGAGAATAAGAGGAAAACAAATTGTTTTATTTCCAACACCCGCATCAATTGAAGCGCACATTTACGAATATGTAAGTAATTTAGCTGTGTTAAGTTCTACACTAGTTGGGCAGTCGCAATGGTTAGCCGATACAGATGTACCAGCTATTGACGCGCACATTGTTAGACTAGATGCAACTTGGAGATGGCTAAAAAATCAAGGTCGCCCTTATGGTGAAGAAGAAAAAGTTGCTAATAATGCAGTCGCCGAAAGAGCAAGAGCCAACGGTCAAAGAAGAACAATAAAACATTATTATTACGACAATAAAATTAAAGTCGGTTATCCAACTCAAATTGTTCCATAATGGTATTAACTTTAGGTAAATCCTATCCAACACTAGACCAAGAAAGAAACGGGCAGGCTCTTAGAGTAAATGTCCCTTCTCCTTCTGGTGGATTAAACACTAAAGACAGCGAAAGCGCAATGGAACCAACCGATGCCGTAATTATGGAAAATTGGTTTCCTGGTCAGGGTTCTGTAACAACTAGAAAAGGATTTACACAATATGCAACTGGTTTGTCTGGCTATGTTGAAACTTTGATGGAATACAACGCCAATACAGTCAGAAAACTTATTTGTGCTAACGGAAGCACGCTAAATGACATCACAAACCCCGCAAGCATTGTAAGCGTAGGCACTGGATTTACTAACGCAAGATTTCAGTGGGTAAATTTTAACGCTAATTTAATAATGGTAAATGGCGCCGATACACCACAAACATTTGATGGCACTACTTTAACCGCAAGTACCATACACGGAAGTGGTTTAACGGTTACCGAATTAAACGGCATAAATTTGCATAAAAATAGAGTCTATGTTTGGAACTCTAACGCTCAAGATGTTTGGTATGGAGCAACCAACGCAATCGGTGGTGTATTTACAAAATTTCAATTATCTAGAGTTGCGCCGTTTGGTGGCAATCTTGTTTCGATGATGACATGGAATTTAGATGGTGGAAACGGCGTTGATGATTATGCGGTGTTTTTAATGTCAAGTGGTGATGTGCTTCTTTACCAAGGTTCTGATCCTAGCACTTGGGCTTTGCTTGGAACTTACAAAATAGGTCGTCCAATAGCAATAAGAGGAGCTAAAAAAGTTGCTGGTGATATTGTTATTATCACTGACCAAGATTTCGTGTTTTTTAGCGAAGTATTTAAAAATGACGGCTCGGTTACACAAAGAAGTAAATTATCAGGCGCCGCAATTAAGGCGGTTAATGATTATAGTTCAAATTACGGTTGGGAAGTTGCAATGTATCCAAAAGGCGGTTGGCTGTTGATTAATGTGCCAGTGGCAACTAACACAACTTATCACCAATACATTTTAAATACAATTACGGGCGCGGCTTGCAAATTTACAGGAATGAACGCATCAACTTGGGGAATGTATAACAATAATCTTTATTTTGGCGGAAATGGTAAAGTTTATAAAGCCGATGATGGCTACAATGATG